CTCCAATTTCTCTACCATTTTAAATGCATCACTAAAATGTGGTACTACAACTTCAGTTGATGGATCAGATTGAGCAAACAATCTCCATTTTAATTTTTCACCTTCAACCAAAGGCACAACCATGTAATGTTCAGTTTGAAATACTGAAGGCGCCCACCATCTGTCATTAATATTCTTACATACGTCCTTAAACTCTTGTGGGAAAGGATTATCATTTACATGAGATTTCATATTTTTGTTTGAAGCATATCCACAAGACAAACATTGCATGTTTTGTTCGTCATCTCCAAGTAAAACCATTGTTTCTTTAATGTCCCCATCATCGACAAGACATTTCTCACCATTATTTGGACATTTAACTTTTAAAAATAAATCTTCCACACCCTACGTAACCTTTTTTAATTTTGGCAATTTAATAGTTGCTGTTGATTTCGATTTATCACCCCCTACTTTTTTCAATTTTGGCAACTTCAATGAAACAGGACTTGGAATTGTTTTAAGTGCATCATCCAATATAGTATTAAATTCCTTTGCCATATTTAAAAGAGAAAACTTTCTATGATTTGCTTTTCCTAATCTCTTCCCTTTTTTGTTAATAATATTAAATTTTTTATGAAGCATTCTTATTTTTCTAATCACATCACCCTCATTCACATTAAACCATTTACTTGGCTCAACTATAATAGGTTTCCATATCATAGATTTTGGAACTTCTCCCAAAGTACCACCAATTAACAGAGACTCTTTATCATTTAGAAAATCCATATGACCACTCCACTTTGAAGCAATCACAGGTAAACCACAACAAGAAGCTTCTAATATTGGTCTACCAAATCCTTCACCATGAGTACAAATCAAAAATCCTTTTATTTTAGGATTGTTATATAACATTGCCATCTCTTTAATTGTCAAATCTCCATGTATCAAATAAATATTTGGAACTGAATCTGTTTGGGAAAATTTCTTCTTTATAGCTTCAATTTTATCTAAAATTTCTTTTCTATCTAACACCGAAAAACTAGCCCCACTTGTCTTCAATACTAATGCCGGTGGATTAGGATGATTTGTAAATGCCTGAAGAAAACACTTTATCATAACTGATATATTTTTTCTATCTTCCCCATATCCACCTTTTGTCCATTGACCTACATGTAAATAAGCAAAATCATCTTTTATTAACTCAGTTAATTCATCAGTAAAATCAGATTTTATTTCAAAACTATTTAATGGTTTATAAATATCAGTATCTACTCCCTCGAACAGCACTTTAATGGGGCGCTCAAGTTTAACTTCTCCAATCTTTTGTTTCCCCCCATCTGGCTTATCTTCCATTTGATCATAATTACATCTTGAAAATGTTTCCGCGGTAAATCGTGATGGTACAATAATTAAATTCATAATATTACATCCCGATAAAAACTCCGGAGAAACTACATCAGTTTCAACACCAGCAGTGATACCAATGTTAAACTTTCCAGGATTTGCAAACTCATTCGGAATTCTAATATCAATATACACATCAGGTTGTTGCTTTATATCTTCAAAACGAACAAATGTATCCAATAATCTTTTATGTCTTGAAACATCAGGATTAAGATGATTTCTTGGAGTATTACCCCACTTAACATCCAAACATTTTATATCTATATCATCTCTATCCATAATAGAATAAAAAAACGATCTCGCATGATCACCATAACCACTACGAGTGTTAAACGGAGCACACATTACTACTGATTTTTTCATACTTTCACCATTTCATAAGGTTTACGTGGTTTCCAATTTTCAAATGCGCCATTCATAGAATTAATAAAATTCTGTCCCATTTCAATAGCAGTCATTTGATTTTCTCTACAAAATTTAGTACCTAAAGTACCAAGTCTCTTTCTTTCTTTTCTACCCATATCATAAAACTCGCGAAGAAGTGGTGCAACATCTTCCGGTTGACATCTATCATCCCAAATGTAAGGTGTCGGTGGTGAACCTTGCAAAGATATATTTGATGGATACACGGGTTTTACCCACTCACCATGAGTCTTGTATTTACCTCTATGATTACTACCTAACTCAACATAATCATCTGGCGTCAACAGTTCTCCATCTTCATTTCTAAATCCACATTGGTCTTGAAGTCCACCAGTAACATTTACAATGACAGGTGTTCCAACCGTAAGAGCTTCAGCACTACCTAACCCAAAACCCTCATTGGATGCCAAATTAATATAAACATCAGCTGAATTAAATAACAAATTCATTTTATTATCATCCATCGGACCACCCTTATCATAAGTAAAACAAACGTCATAATCGGGAATTAAATGTCTACATTGTCTTGGCAAATCAGTTCCATTATCATCGATTGGTTGACAATGCCAAATTAACACACACTCATCTCTTTGTTCAGGAGTTAATTCATCCATAAAATATTTATAAGCTAATAAAACATCACCTGGTTGCTTCCTACGAATATTTCTATTACTATATAACACTTTAAATTTCTTATCCGATAAACCATATTCTTCATTAAACTCTAACAAACTTACATCTTCATCATCTGCTTTTTTAAATCTTCTAGCAGAAATTCCATGTGGTACATATGTCACTTGCCAATCTTCATATCCGTATGGTTTTAGCAATCTTTTATTGATACCATAAGTTTGTTTTGATATTGCCATCAGTAAATCGCAACTACGATAATAATTTGTATTATACTGAGGATCAGGTAAATCATCCCAAATGTTATAATAAAAAATAGGCATAGTACGTCTTATTTCTGCTTCCATATTATAAAACCAAATCCAAAATCTCGGATCTGTATAATGTAATATAGCATCAGGTTTTTCCATTTCAATAACTTCTCGTAAAATATCTTCATTACCATAACCATCAACAGGATAAATTTTTAAATAACCATTTTTAATACCAAACTCTTCAAGACCTTGAGACATATCAACAATCTTGCCCTTTTCAGGGTGTTCTATTGCCCCACCAATCTGAACCCAATCATATTCATTAAGCGTCTCCATTACAATATCTTTAGATACAGTAGCTACTCCACTATGCATCCTCAAATCATCTGACATTAAGAGAATTTTCTTTTTAGACATATAACCTCATTAATATTTTAATCGTTTAATAACTGTTTTTTAGCTCTGTTAGCACTTCGTGCAGCACTGCTGAATTCTTTCGCATGCTCTTGTTTGAGAAGATAAGATTCAATTCTCAATAATATCTCTCGTATTTCTTTTAAAATTGTGATATCTGATCTACTGCCCATTCCCGTAGCTCTCATTAAAATCTACTTCCACTCATAAAAAGTTTATCATAACTTTCCATTTGTTCTTTTAAGATTACATCATGTAAATATTGATGAATTGAACGATTAACTAATTTTTGTAAATTCATAGATGAATTAACTGTTTTAAATTTGAATTGATCATATAAACCTTTTAAGATTTTGACCGATGTTAATTTTGTTTCTATATTCATATATATAAATATATATATCTAATCAATAACTAAGGTTTTTTTTCCAAATTTTTTAGCATAATTTATTGTAGACATAGAACCATTTGATTTAACTCCTCTTGGTATAAATGCTACAACATATTCTGAATGAATAGCAATCTGTTTATTTCTCTTAAAAAAATTGGAAACATGGTATGGCTTTCCATAATTTCTTTCATGTAATGGGCAGTATAAATTATGTGATACATGTACCGGTGGATATTCCTCATATTGTAAACCCAACTCTAAAGCATATTTCTTAGCATAAAAATCAGCTCCTTTTGGACATCCACCACTTACTATTATGGTATCATCACCTTTATCTCGTTTTAACTTAAAGATAAATTCTTTAATTTTCTGCCGGTTTTCGTACTTACGACTACCGACAATTCCTACTTTTAAAGTATCTTTCCCCATTTACAATGCTCCGTATTATAAAATTCACAGAACTTACAAGCACTTCCCGGTTTTGCTGGATAGTTCCTATCAACTCTATGGTTTCCTTTTGAATCAAATATCAATTCACGAAATTCATGAAATGCCTTCATAGTTTTATTGATACTTGGAACTCCATTTGACGGCTCAAATCTCTGTAATCTACTGATTGGAAAATCTGATTTCTTTGCTATCTTTCGTTTCAATATCAAAAAATACACATTAATTTTATCAAGTGGTACATTAAACTTTTCTGAATAAAATTGTTTATACATTAATAACTGAGACTTCTTATAAAAGTTTTTCTTTTGCATATCCCACCACCCACGAGTAGCAGTTTTCAAATCAATAATCGCGATAGTGCCAGAAATCTTATTTCTAATAACCACATCTAAATAACTCTTTAATTGAACACCATCCTGGATATCCATGAATATAGGAACTTCAACACCAACCAATTCATAATTCTTTTTCATAAAATACTTATTTCGATGTTTATGAAAATGTTTTATTATCTCAACGCCATCTTGATAAAACTCTACCATATCTTTTTGTTCACATGGCAAAATATTACACTTTTCTTTTATGGCATTAAACTCTTTTACCATCTCTTCTTTCAATCTAGTTTCTAAATCAAGTTTTTCAGCTTCTACTATTGATTTATTATACATCGTAACCAAATACTCTTGAATCACCGTATGCATAGCAGAACCAAATAAGGTGTATATATTACCACTAGATAAACTTAATTCGTCTATATAACGTAGTTTCCACTTTAGGTTACATTCGTTATAGGATGTAAACTGTGAATGTGATATTGATTTCATATTATCTCGTCAACCAAACCATATCCCAAGCAAGTATCCGCATCCCACATCAAATCATGTTTTAATATTTCATCTATTTTTTTCATTGGAACTTTTGTATATTTTTTATATACATTCTTAATAGTAGTCATCATTAAATCTAAATTTTGCTTCTCATCTTCAAACTCTGAATACTTACCCCAAAAACTTGTCGATAGTTGATGAATTAACATATATGAATTTCTACTCATAAACCGATTATCACCCACTACAGAAAGAAATGTTGCTGCACTAGCACAGAACCCATCTACATAAGTTTCAACTGGAACCTTACATCTCAATATTGTGTCCATAGATGAAATACCTGCAGTAATTGAACCACCACCTGAATTTATCAATACTTTTATAGATGGAGTGTCTATATCTAAAGTTTTTGACATTGTTAAACTTTTAGATTCTAACTCACCTACCTTTTTATTAAGTTCTACTGCACTATCTCTATTCACATTGGCATAATAATATATTTTATTCTCATGAACTGCTATATGTTTATCTGGTGGTGTAGATTGTGCACCTTTTTTAGCAGGTGGTTTCTTTTCACCCCAATATTTTTCATTCATTATTTACCCCACTTTCCTCTACTAACAATTGTTGCCATGATACCATAATTAGATACATCAAGATAAGCATCTTCTAATGGTTCGTCTTTAACTGCTGATTTTTTATTACCAAGTAATAATGTTTTAATTCGTTGTAATTTATCATTCATCCTAAACCATAACCCAGTCAAAGACAACTTTACTTCTTCTGGTGTTTGTAATTGTGTTCCTACTGATATATTACCTGGACCATAATCATGTTGTTTATGTAAGAACAACTCATATTGTTCTCGTTGAATCTCTTTAAATTCGTTGGTCATCTCTGGCCACTCTAGTTCCATTTGTTTTACAATCGAAATACTTCTCATCTCAACATCATCCATAGGGTCTTTGACTTGAGTTTCTAACTCTCTTTCTTTTATTTCCATATCATACTCCTACTTTATTATTACATGTGATATTTGTATCATAATAATGATAACTGATAAAATTAAACTAATAGTAGTTCTTGTGTCTGGTATCTCATTCAATATAAAGTAAGTCAAGAAAGTAAAAACTATTGTTGCCATCCCAAAACCAATAGGTCTAACATACCAATAATTTCCAAAATATTCATAATACCACCGTGTACCATAATAAAAACAAAAACTTATAGGTATTCCACCTAATATAATCCACCAAACACTTTTCGCCCACTCGTATCTAAATTGACCTTGCATGTGAAACCATGCCCAAATGTGACCTATCAATGATACACCAATTGCCATCAATAATTTATTCATTTTATCCTCATCTTCTTTATTTCCTTATCGGATTTTCCGAATTTTTTTAACATTAATTTTAAATCCTCTTTCGACATCAATTCATAATACTCAGCCGCTTGAAGTTTACTCACTTCAAAATATTTCATAATGAACGGAACTACTTTATCATTTGTCTTTTCTTTCTTACCACTCAAGTATTTCAAATAAGTCTTTTTCTTTGGTAACAAATTACAATAAAACTGATATACAGCCTTATGTGGCATAACCTCTATTGTGTACTTTTGAAAATGATTTACAAACGGTAAAAAATCTTCACCCATACTCAAATAACGATTTACCATAAAAGGGCTAAATTTCTTCTTGTCAGCATCCGAAAAAGAATCCCAATCTCGTTTACCAACAAAAAGTTCGTTAATCCAACTAAATAAGTTCATCCGCATCACCCAATGGTAACAATTCACCACAATTTCCACAATTAAATACTTGAACAGGTGCAATAACTTCTTTACCAGTCGGTGATATAATTGCTGAAATCTTTTTTATGACATAACCCTGAATAAAAATCTTATTATCACATTTCATACAAGTCATGGTTTCAGCATCAGTTAAATCAACTTGAACTTGTGCCTTAGGTAATGGTTTCATTGGTTTCATACTCATTACAATCTCCTTAATATGTTTGATACCGTAGCAATAAAATTAATCTCCTTATCTACTACCAGTACATCTTGATAAGCTCCACTTGATATATCTGTTATTACTTCTGGTATCTTATCACCAGTAATTGTTTCTACTTCATCATATAATAATCTAAATAATTCTGTATAATCACTAAAACTACTATCAGCTACCAACTTACGAATAGTTCTGATATCAGAGTTATTTCTTATCATTTCTAAGAACTGAAGTTTGAACTCATTATGTAACATCCCTTGTTTGTCAATTTTCAACTGACCATCAATAGATTGTCTTTGTAAGTCATTAATGACTTTTCTCAAATCAGGATAACCAGCCGTAACTACAAGTGCCAAATCATCCAAGTCAAAAGATATATTTTCCTTTTCCAAGATAGTCTTAGAATGTAATGCAACTTCTTTTTTAGATGGTGGTGTTATCTTATATGTCTGACAACGACTCTGTATTGGTTCAATGATTTTTTCAACATAATTACAAGTCAATATAAATCGACAATGTGAAGAAAATGTTTCCATCAAATTACGGAGAGCTGGTTGGGCAGAATTTACATTTAAATAATCCGCTTCATCCAGTATGACTATTTTGGTAGGTTTGAAACCAATTGAAGAAGCAAAAGTCTTCAACTTGTCTCTAACCAAGTCTATATTTCGTTCATCCGACGCATTAATATATAGATAATCACACTCAACATTATTAACAATAATTTTAGCAAGTGTGGTTTTGCCGCCACCAGCTCTACCATATAAAAGTAAGTGTGGAACATTTCCATCTTCTAAAAATCTATCAACTTTAGTTTTAAGATGTTCATTACCAACATAAGTCGATAAATCTTGTGGTCGATATCTTTCAACCCATAATCCATGTGATTCCATATTAAGTCTGCCGTGACACTAACCAATACTTAGCATTGAAATCATCAACATTAAATTCAATATGTGCCAAACCCTTATTAGAAATCTGTAGTGTTGCCTTAGAACATTCTTTATTAGCACTTAATACTTCCTTAAAAAGATTAGCATTAAAAACTATTGATTCTGTCATAGCAACTGCACCACTTTGAGTTTTAATACTAATACGATTTGAATTAATATCACTATAACCAATAACAAATTCCAAACCACCATCTATTGGATTAACCGCAAAATGTTCAACATCAGCTAAAGCACTTTTACCACGAATAAAAGAATTAATAAACTGATTATCGATATTAACCAAAGTATTGAACTCAGGAACATTCTTTAATTCAGGAACATCAGGTATGACACCAATTGCCGCTAATACATAATCAACCGACATTATTGAATCCGTAAAATGAAAAGCAACAGGTGAGTTATCAACTTTAGTCAAATTAAAATCAACTTTGTCAGCCAATGTACCTAACATTTTAGATAATAAAGGAGTGTCATAAACACCCACTTCAAATTCAGGCAAAGTTTGTTTTGCCAAAGTTAAATCACCCAATAAACTCTTGTCAGGTGATATAAATCTCGTGGACAATGTACTCCCATCGGAGTTCCATTTGACGGAATTAACATTCCCACCAAGATTGTATTTTTGGATAAAAGTATCCAACGTTATTTTATTCATAGTATTCTCCTATTATGTTTTAATTTAATACTTTTTATTGTAAAAGTCAATCAAAAAAACCTTTCAATTGAAACTTTTTTATCTACGGGCATGTCCCACTTCATAGAATCGTAGAACATTTGAATTTTCTTCCTTAATGCCTTATCAAATAACTTATCTCTATCTATGTACTGACTTATAAAATCCATGATTTCTTTTGGGTCATCATAACCTTTGAAAGCAATAGCATCTATGTTGAACGGATTATCTTTTAAATATACCCATCTTATCTTAGACGCATTTCTAATTGGTTCACAATTATTAGCATTAAAATGTTTTAACAAATCATTATAAACAACTGATGCCTTAACATAAACTGGTGCACCTTTTTCCATTTCCGTAAACATTGATTTACCACCAAATCCTCGTGTCGTTTTTTTCTTCGTGTACTTCTTTATACCTTTAACGCCGGTAGGTAATGCAATATTATCCACCGTTTCATTATGTAATGATTTCTTGAAATTTAAAATAAATTCATCAATTCTTTCTTTACCTACTTTTGCCAATATAGCTTTCAATACCTTTATCATGAAATCTCTGAAAGATGGTGGAAATGAACTTCTAACAATATCTAATCCCTTTACATCAAGTTTCTCACATGTAGTACCACCATCATTGATAATCCATTGACCGTATCGTTTTTTAGTTACCCAAAAAGCACTCTTAGCAATCAACTCTTGTTTAATCTCAAATCTATGTTCGTCTTTAATATTTAAAAACATCTTAGCAAAATAATCATATGATTTATTGATATAACTTTGAACTTCACCAGCAATATCCAAAATTTGTTCGGTCATAAACTTATCATCAGTTATATCAGCATTTGGTAATCTGTTTTGAACCAAAGGTAGAGCAGAATAGAAAACTGAATCGGTATCGGTGTAAATACAATAATCTTTATCATCCTTGAGTATTTTATTATAATAGTTATTCGTAACTTTTTCAGTAAACTTAATTAACTGAACACCAGTTGTTGTAGTTCCTTCAGCATTATCAATGTCATAAAATCTAAATACCGTCAAACCCAAGACACCATACAAACTATTAAGTAAAATCTTTTGAACATGCTGTCGTCTATTAAAATATCCATGTAGTTCATCATTACCTTCTTCACCATATTTCTTAGCCAATCCCCTATATTCAACTCTTTCATTAAACCACTTTTCTAATATAGCTGGTATAACACCTTTCTTAGATAAATCATATATCACCCCGTTAGACGATATCGACACATTGTTTCTATTAAAAAAATCTTTTAACTCACCATTGCTAAATCGTCTGACTACTTTACCATTCTTTTCAACTGAATATGTCTTTGTAACTCCTTTAATAAATTCTTCCGCATCCCAACCATTTATCTTACCTATCTTAGTTTCCGGCGACATATTCAGACTCATAATAATACTCGGATACATAGAAGTCAAATCTAAGTCAAATACCCAATCATAACGACCTGGTTCAGGACTCTTAACATAAGCACCACTAAACCTACCATCAGAGCCATCATAACTGACATCGTGAGCTTTACTTGGCGCCACTAAATCCAAACTTTTTAAATACACTAACATGGCACCCTCAATATATCGAGAACTAAAATAAACCTCCTCATAAGGTATTCTACCCAAATGAGACACGGCTCTGGCCAAATCAATCAACTTCAATTTCTCATCAAGTGCCTTAACAATCTTAACATCATTCAAATTATACTCTATAAACCTATCTATATCGTCCTTATACAAGTCGTCTAAACTACCATCATACTTCACCTTACCTATTTTAACTTCCAATTGACCAATATGGTCTAATCTATAACTCGATTGTTGAGTATAAGTAAATTTTCTATATAAGTCCATATAATCTAAACTACTGACACCAGCAATTCGATACATCTTCTTATTTGGATTATACTTTACAATTTGAATAGGTGATAAAGCATTGGCAAATTCTTCACCCAAAACTTTAGATATTCGATTATACAAATAAGGTATATCAAAATTATTCGTATTCCAACCAGTAACAATGGTTGGTTTAAGTTGTATCCAAAACCTAAGAAAAGCTTGTAACAAATCATTTTCATTACGAAAGAATTTTATCAACGTGCCTTTTTTATCTGTCAATAGAGGCAAACTCGGATCGCGGTCACCTAAAACGCATACATAGTATTTATCATCATGTTTAGTATACATGGCAATCGAAGTAACCTTATTATTAGCTTTTACTGGTTCAGGAAAACCATCTGTAACTTCCACCTCAATATCAAAAAATAATTCTCTGTGATTTTTGGATGGTTCATCTGAATCCTCATATCTATCTAATAAAATACGAGTATCCAATGGTATATCCGATTCAAATACTCTTCCTGTTTTAAAATCTTCTTCCGTCCAATAAGTAACCTTTTTTAACTTATCTCCATATATAGAACGATATTGTCCAGAACCATCTTTTACATAAGCATAATTCTTAAATACAAAATTTTGATAACCAGCCACATCATCCCATAAATGAACTTCAACTTGATTGCCACCTCGTTTTTCACACCAAATATTTTGGTACATTTAGATTATAAAATCCCCATTTTTGATATGTAAATATAACAATAAAACCACATATAAGTCAAGTGTTTTTTGAAACTTCATTTTTTAATCTCGTTTTTAATATTTCAATATAGGTTTTATTCACATCAAATGTAATACACTTTCTATTTTGCTCAGCACAGACTACTGCCGTTGTACCACTACCTGAAAAATAATCCACTACTAAATCATTTACATGAGAACTGGCCAATATACATCTCTTTACCAATTCCTTTGGTTTTTGAGTATTGTGTTTTTGAAATTTATTAGTAGGTGTTTTTTTAGTTTTGGCATAACTCTTGACCTCATGCATACTCCAATAAGGAACACATAAATCTGTCCAAATATTGCCAGGATAAGTGAGTCTAACCTTTTTACCATCTTCATTTATCCACCAACCCTTCGGTGTTCCATCACTATTTTTATAAGGTGCAACGACATCTTTTTCTACCATTACATCATCTATATTAAAAGTATAATTATCCTTGTGTTTAGTTGCGAAAAAAACATCTTCGTGCATAGATTTCCAATTAGTTTTAGAACCGCGACCTTTATCTCTTTTCCAAGTTATTCTATTTTGAACATTAAAACCAACTTCTTCTAATAAAGAATGAAAATGATGTGAATGTTGCCAAGAAATACACAAATATAATGAGCCAGTAGGTTTAAGTTGCAAATAGGCTAATTCTAAAGATTTTTTAATCCATTGGTAAAACTCACCTTTAGTTTTCCACTGGGAATCCCAATCGCTTCTATCACCATCAGTTAAATCAATATTTTTTTTATTACCACTTATATAGTATGGTGGATCTAAGAAAAATAAGTCTACTGAATTTGGTTTTATATATTTAACCGACTGGTCAAATGATTCATTATAATATTCTATTCCCAATTTTTCAATTCCTTTTCAATCTTAGTCAAATGTTTTTCATAATATTTTTTAGCCTCCAACTTGAACTTCTGAAACCACTTTTCTTTTCCCATATCTGTAAATACTAATTCTTTGTTAGCATCTTTAATTTGTAATTGCCCCCATCCTAAATTTTGTATATGAAGAATAGACCAATCTAGTTCCCATATATATGGGACATGAACATCACCTATAATAACATCATCACCTCTACGAACATAATCAACGAAAATATAAGAAAGGCACTTTGTATTATCTTCTAATAATTTTCTTAACTTTTTGATAGAAATTAAATTAGGCATTGAAAACCCATTTTCATCTTCTTGTATCCAATGACTCTTTACATCCAATAATTTTTTGTGATTATCATACTCTAAACTAAAGTCATCTGTACTTCTTTTTGATGAAGGATTAACATACTCATTGAGATATAGATTTTTAAATATATTGGCACATTCAGCTTCTATTTTATCTCCAACAGCTCTTTGACCATATTCCTCACCTAATGTAAAATTATAGAGATTTGATTCAACTAGACTTTTTACTTTATCGTTTTTCATTATATTATCCCTTTTTTTCATACCTAAATATAACAATAAAACCCTATACAAGTCAAGTCTTTTTTAAGAAAAGCGGGGGATATATTTCAATCCCCCAAACTTAACTTTTAGAAATCAATAGAAACACCCACGTTAAAGTATCTTGGTGTCCCAAGAAATACTTCAGCGTTTTGAGCGGCGTGAACTTTGTCACCCCAACTG